TCCGCGACGCCTTGCACGACCACATCGTCGTTGTAGGTGCCTCTGCGGAGCGCGTCGGCGAGTGCTGCCGTGAACGCCAGCGACCCTGCGGCTTGTCCCAGCACGGCTTGTCTATGCAGCGTGTTCCGCGCCGCGAGTCGACCCGCGTAGGCAGCCGAGAGCGCATCGCGCGAACGCAGGTCTTCAATCAGCTGGCGCGTGCGTTCCGCTTCCTCTTCCGCTCGTCGGAGAGTCTCCGCTGGCACGCGCAGCGCCGACTCCGCATGCGTCTGCTCGATGTCGCGTGTCAGCGACTCGATGTCCTGCGCTCGCTGTGCGAGGTATATCGCTGTCGCGTGCGCTGCGCCTTCGACGCCCAGCAGTTGCACTAAGGCGGGATGTACCGCCGCGCCTGCGTGACGCAAAGTGAGGTTCGCCAGCGCCTCCGCCGCGCCCTTGTTGTACCGCGCATGCACGCCGCGACCCGCGTTGTCAAACGCATTCCAGAACGCAACATTACGCCGTGCTGCGACTTCCAGCTCCGCTGCGTTCCGCGCACGCTGCCACGCCTGCGCTACCGCCGACTCGATTTCCTCATCGTCGACGGGCTGCCCCGTCAGAATCGACGCCGAGGTCGCCATCGGCGCAGTCTCGCGCATGACACGCTCATACCGCGCCTTGTGCCTGCGCAGTTCGTTCGTCAGCAGCCCGAGCGCCTCTAACTGCTCTTCGTTCAGATTTCGCAGACGCTGACCCAAGTCTTCGGGTACATCCTTGATGTCGACGCCGATGGCGAGCCCGAGTTCCTCCAGTGCGCGTTTCGCGATATTGTCCGCCGCCTCACGGATGCGCTCCGCCTGCGCGAGCTTGCGCTTCTCCTCGTCCTCTTGCGACTTCTCCGACGGGGTCTCCGACGGAGTCTCCTCATCCGCATCAGGCTGCTTCGGTTCCCGTTGCGGTTTCTCAGGCTCGCGTCGCATGCGCTCCACGCGCACGGCGCGGAGCAGATGACCCACGAGTTCGTCGGCGTCGGTCTGCTGGAGCGTCTCCGTGTCGTATCCGAGCAGTTTCGCCGCGGCTTGCGCGTACTTATCGCGTTCCTGCGCCCACGATTCGGAGACGCGCTGCTTGAGCGACTCGCGCTTCGACTCATCCATCGGCTGGCGCTCGCGACGGGAACCGCCCTCTGTCACATGCACGCGCAGATGCATGAGATTCGCGCTGCCCGCCCAGACGACACGGAACCCCGTCGTCGTCGGCTTAATCAGCACATGGCGGTAGTCGGGATGATCGGGCCCGTGCGGCTTGAGCGTAATCCAGCGACAGTCGGGACACGCCGCCATAATGGCGTCCCACGGCTTCTCGCTGAGTCGTATTAGCAGCCGCTCAAGCAACGCAGACGCATGCATACCTGTTCGTTACGGCAGGATCGGGAACTGCGCGGGCGGAATGTCGTTGGGGTTGCCTGTAGTCGTCAGCGCGAACAGACGCGCTACCCAGCTGCCCGATGTCCAATCTCGCACGGTGTAGCCGAGTCCTGTCGTGAGTTCGGCTTGCGTCGCAGCAACAGCGTTGACCCAATCGCCAGAGCTGTCGACTGAATCCCAGACGATGGCGAGTCGTGTCTGGGCGGGATCGTGGTACACGCGCACGCCTACGCCCGACAGCTCAATCCGTCGGTTCCACAGGTGCCATAGCAGCTTGCGTGCGCGTCGACGACGCCACATCGATGTGCGCAATAGGATTCGGTTCATCTCGCTCAATTATACGCCGCGCATCCAGCGGTCATCGACCGTCGGCAGGTATCCGACTGAGCGCGTGTACGGGATCGCGAGTTCCCACGCGAGCGCGACCGCTATCACGATGTCGTCGTGCTTCCCTTCGGGCGCCTTCACGCGGAGTCTGCCTGCGTCCGTGCGCTCGTACTCGAACCGTGTGAACTCGTCGATGAGTATCGGGTCGTTGAGCAGCTGCAGCCCGTCGTATTCCAGCCCCATCGCGAGCTTAGAGACGACAGTGAGCTTGCTCATCGGCGTAAAAACGAACGGGTAGACCGCCAGCCCGTTGCGCAGGAGCGTGTCCGCCATGTGGTCGTTGCCTGTGGCGTCGATGCATATCGGCGCGTGGAATCTGCGGGCGACCTGCATGATGCGCTCCGCTTGCGTGTTCCAGTCGATGAGGTTGAACCGTTCCATATAGCACAGGTGCTTGCGGGTCGCGTCGATGACGGCGATGACCGTGAAGTCGCGGTACTTGGCGAGGTCGACCCCGACGGTGTATTGGTGTCCCGCGATGGGCGCGGGCTGCCACTCCGCGTTCAGGCAGCGCGTAAGGTTGCGAAACACGCTCCCGCCTTCGGGCAGGAACTCGGCATAGATTTCCTGACGCGCGGTATCCTCGTCGAGTTCGGCGAGCATCTGCTCAATCTCGTCGCGCGGGATGTACGGGTTGCGATGCGTCGGCATTTGGAACGCTGCGAACAGCGGCTGCGCAGGGTCTTGACCTGCGACGAACAAGTCCCAGAACCAGTTCATGCGCTTCGGCGTCGAGATGACGAGCGCGTGCCCCTCGCGGTCGGTCAGCATGGGACGCAGGTATTGTGACCAGATGAATCCCTCGCGGATGGTCGCCGCTTCGTCGATGACGAGCAGGTCAACCGCGCGTCCTTGCAGCGAGCGCGGGTTCTCCGCCGTGCGTGACTGGAGTATCCCGCCCGTCGCGAACTCTATCTCGTAGGGCACGGAGCGCCGTCGCGCGACGATGTCCTTATACTGCAGACCCGACTTGAGACAGAGGTTGCGCAGGATCCCTTCGACGCCGTAGGTGAGCGGTCGCGTGAGGTCATAAGTCGGCGCGACGATCCAGACATGTCCGCCCAGTAGCGCGTAGGCAACGGCTTCCGCAGACGCAGCGGTCGTCTTGCCAAACCGTCGTCCGCACGCGACGATGCGGAACCGCGCGGGACTATAGAGTATCTCCGCCTGCGCGTCGTGCGGCTGGAAGTCCATCAGCTGGTAGAGCTGCGGCTTCCACTGTATCGGCGGGAGACGATTCCACGCTGCGAGCATGCGAGGACAATTCTACTTGACTGCGGATCTCTCGTAGCGCCTGCACGAGCGGGTTCGTCTCAGGCGTGCTGGATGTCCACTCGACGCGCGACTCGTCGCGTAGCACGCCAACGCCACGCAACACATCAATCGCCAACGACGCGCGAACATTCGGCGGGGTCTGGTCATCGCGCAGGAGCTGCTCAATCGTTCGCGCCGCCAGCGGGGTCAGATGGAGCGCATAGTGCAAGCGGATGTTGTTAATCTGCTCTTGGATGCGCTGTTCGTATTCGACGATGCGCTCGCGCCAGCGGTACTTCTTTGCCCATCGTGCGACGGTCGGAAGCGATGCGTTAACGGCAGCCGCCGCTTGACGCATGGAGCGAGCGACCGTAGCGTAGTGGCAGAACGCGCGGTACGCCCGTGTCGGCTCGCCCTCAATCGGTTCCAGCAGGAGATTCTGTACGGCGGAGGAGTGCGAGGAAGAGGCGCCCGTCATACTCTTCGGGTTCGGTGTTCTCGGCATATTCAGAGTCTACCTCGCGCAGGTGCGCATGGAGTTGACGCGCGAGCAGGTCATCGTCGCGCGTCACGGCGACCATCACGGTACGGATAATTGCCGCCGCGGCAGGGTTGCGCACGGCGGACGCCCCGCGATCCGCGCGGTCAACAGGCAGGAACTCATCCTGCATCAGGGCGTTCGCCTGCGCTTCGAGAATCGCGTCAAGCTCGATTTCAATCATGCGCACGAATGATTCGTCGAACACGGGCATCTCCAGCACGGGCTGGAGTTCGGGGATGGCAACCATCGATTCGTAGTCCCACCAGCTGAGTTCGGCGAGGCGGTTGTCCGCCATGAGTATCGCGAGCGCATGGGTCTCATCGCACTCGACGCGCACGATGCGAATCGTCTCCCAGCCGAGCTGGCGCGCCGCTTCGTAGACGCCGTTGCCCGCGAGGATGTAATCCGTGCCCGTATGCACGACAATCGGACGGTACTGACCGAACTCGCGCAGCGAGTTCTTAATCAGCTCAATCTGCTCAGGCGGATGACGGCGCGTGTTCTTCGGATGCGGGCGAACGGAGTCGATGGGGACGACCTCTACCTGTGGGCTTACCGTCATCGCGTGTCTCCTATCGCGTCCGTCGCATGCGTAGCGTCGATTTCGGCGTCCTGCGTCGCTGGAACGAGGCTTGCATCCCGCGCCGCGTGGGCACGGTAGTCGCCTCGTGGTGGCAGTTGCCGAGCGAATACTTGCCGTACTTGTCGATGCTGCTCTTCGGATGCGATGAGCCGATGTGGATGTGCTTCGTCTTCTCCATAGCGACAAATTATACGGCGTCGCCGAAGTACCGTGCTGTGAGCGTCGTCTCGCCGTGCGAGCCGCCCCAGACGCGATGCTGCACGCTGGTCACCAGATACCGCTTGTTGTTGATACCGAACCTGTTGTTGCGCGAGACGAATCGCACGCCCGCGCCAGGGAACAGGTTCGGCGTGAGCGGCACGCGCATGGTGATCGTCTCGTTCGGCTCGCGAAAGAGCTGGAAGATAGTGTCGGCGGCGGCGCGTGCGAACTCCAGCCGTGCGAACTGCGAGTCCGCCCAGACGAACGGCTGCGGGTAGCCGATGTAGTTCGGCGCGGTCGGGTCGTTCATACTGGCGGTGTCGACGCGATGCGAGACGATGGGCAGCTGGAGCGGCGCGTAGGCGTCGACGCCGATGATGGTGACCGTGTTGCGCACATCGCCGAGGTCGCGCTGGAGCGTGACGGTCGACTCCTGCTCGGTATAGACGAAGTCGTCGGTTGGGGGCGTCTCCAGCCCGCGAAACTTGTGGAAGGCGAGTTTGCCGTGCTGGTTGAAGTAGAGCAGGAACCCGATGGTCTTCGCGATGCGTCCCATCACCTCCCAGAGCGGGACGCCTGTGAACCGTGTGAGCGGTGTACCAGCCGCGCCGACGGGCAGGAACCATGCGGGCTCGGGCGCGGGAACTTCATCATACGGCGTGCTGGGCACGAGCCCTGCGAAGAGCAGGTCGTCGGTTGCGATACCGCCGAGTCCTGCGAGGTACGCCATCGCGTAGTAGCTGTTCCAGCCGTCCATCCATGCGAGCCACCAGCGCGGCTGCTCCAGTTGCGCGACGCGGTCGACGCACTGCACGACGAGCTGCTGCACGCCGCCCTGACCCGTGCTGACCGTACCGCTCCGATGCATGTAGCCCGTGAACACGGTCGTGAGCGGGATGGTTTTCGGAGGCGGGAGCTGCACATCGTTCCCGCCGACGACATCGTGCGCGTATCGTGCGAGCTGGATGCGAATCGCGCGTTGCCCCACCTGCTGGTTCCAGTCCGCCCAGTATCCGTCGGGGTCGAGGTAGACCAGTTGCGCCTGCGAGCGTATCTGCAATCGCGCGATGTCGAACTGCCACGCGACGGTTATCTCCTGCGGTTGCGCCAGCGACGGGTCGGACAGATCGCGCTGGGGCGTCGGGTCGAACCCGAAGTCGACGCAGCGCACGATGGGCGTTTCAGGCGCGACGGTGCGGTTGCCGACCGTGCGGTGTTGCGTGGAGTCCGTGTGGCGCAGGGTGAGCTTGTACCGCAGGGTGGAGATGTCCTCGATGGTGACGCTCGCGTCGGTATTCGGCGGCTTCGGCGCGGCGTAGCGCACTTCCTTGATGTCGGGCTCGGAGGTGGGCACGAACCCGACCTGCTGCTCGCCGCCTTCAATTTCGCCGACGGCGTCGAACCACATGGGACTTAGGGCGAGCATGATGCTGCGCCAGCGCCACCAGCGGATATGCACGACCTCGATGAGCCTATCGGGCGGGATAGGCGTCGGCTGGTACGGCGGGAGCGGACTGGACGGGTCTTCAGCGTAGTCACTGAACGCGGGCGGGCGAACCAGCGGGATGACCAGCGGGGCTTGCAGACCTTCGAGGTCGATGAGTAGTCGCCCGCCGAGAACGATGACGCGCAGCCCGTGCATGAGGCTGGCGGGTCGCGGCTCCTCGCGGTAGGTATCCAGCGTCTGGGCGAGTTCGGCGTCCATGCCGTCGATGCGGAGCGAGCGGAGCGGTGTCCATGTGATGTTGGTGAGCGTGCGCATGTCGTCCAGCGTCGCGCGGGTCACGAGCAGCTCGGGCGCACGGCTCGGCGTGAACTGCAAGGCGTACCAGAGATACTCGGTCGCCTCGTCCGATTCGCGTAGTCCGAGCGCGATTCGGATGCCAGGGCGCGACTCGTTCGTCGCCGTGTACGGCTCCATGCGCCAGCGGAGGATGTACCCGCGTCGTGCGAGCTGGGCGTCGACCCAGCGGTCGTCGCCGCTATCGGCAGGGATATGCTCCGCGCGTTCACAGAGTACCGCATACGCCGTGTGGGGCGTCATGCGCTCGTACCAGTGCAGGTACTTCTGCCCGCCGAGC